CCTTGAGACGGAGGATAGAACACAAAAGGGATTTGTTGCCTTTAAATTATTCCCTAGACAAAAGGAGTTAATTGAGGCATATAAAAAACACCATCACAATATAGTGATGAAACCAAGACAAGCAGGTATATCAACTACAACCGCAGCTTATTTAGCAATTGTAACCGCTTTAGCATCAAATAAAAGTACCCAAAAAATTCTTATTGCAGCAAATAAACAAGAAACAGCAAAAGAATTCTTGAAAAAAATTAAAGATTTTACAATGCAGTTACCTGGTTGGATGGATGTTCATAGGCCAGCGGGTTCTGATAGTTGGTTTAACCCTGAAAAGAACTCTAGTTCACATTACAAACTATGGAATGGTTCTGAAGTAAAAGCTGTTGCTTCTTCAAAAGATGCACTTAGAGGTTATACACCGTCATTTATTGTTGTCGATGAAGCCGCCTTTATTGAAGGTCACAGAGGTGAGGAATTTTATACTGCCGCACAACCATCACTTTCAACTGGTGGTAGGTCAATTCTTATTTCAACACCAAACGGACATGACCCTTTATACCATAAAGCTTATGTAACGGCTGAAAGAGGTAAAAATAATTTTAACATAATTTCGATGAAGTGGTATGAAGACCCTCGTTATAATGGTAAAAATGATGGTTCTGGGATGTCTTGGGTTCTTAGGGATGAGAAGAATAACGATATTATAGAAAATATTGAGGACCCAAAAAGTGGATTTGGTCCTGATGCTGTTGTCCCTCAAGAAAAATGGCCTGAAATGGCTGAAAAAGGTTATGTACCAAGGTCAAAATGGTTTGACGATATGTGTGCACAACTTAATCACAACGCAAGGTCAATAGCACAAGAGTTATTATGTTCTTTTGTTGGTTCAGGTGATAGTGTAATTGATGATAAATACAAATCTAGACAAGAAAGAGATAATGTTAGAGAACCAATAAGAAAAGAATGGGTTGATGGTAACATGTGGATATGGGAAGACCCAATACCTGAGCATGAATATATTTTGTCTGCTGACCCTTCTTCAGGTTCTTCTGATGACTTTGCGGGTATTTGTATATGGGATTATACAACAGGTAATCAAGTAGCCGAATACCACGGTAAAGTAGCACCCGATGTTTTAGGTGAGATAGCTAACTATTATGGTGGTTCATATGACGCTTTTGTGGTCGTAGATATTACAGGTGGATGGGGTGCTTCTGTTGTATTAAAATTAATTGAATTAGGTTACCCTAAAAAAAGATTGTATTACGATGTTACCGTTGGTATTGATTCTGTTGAAAATAACAGAGCCTTACAAAAATACATGGATAAGGGTAAACTACCTGGGTTAAACTTTCAAAAAAATAGAAATACCATAATTTCTAAATTAGAAGAGGCTATTAGATTGGATTCGTTTAAGATTCGTTCTAAAAGAATGTTAGCTGAGATAGAAACTTTTGTTTATATTAATGGTAGACCAGACCACATGAGAGGTTATCACGATGACTTATTAATGTGTATTGGTATGTGTTGTTTTGTGGCTATGACCTCTTTTAAAGATTTGGAAAAATCTAAAGGTCAGGCAAAGGCAATGATTAACAGTTGGTCTGTTGAGACTGGTACTATAGAAGAGAATCCAATTTTAAATGAAGTTATTGGTACAGGTTTTTATACAGATAGTAGAAATAAAGATAATAATAGAATAACTACTGAACAAACTAAGGAATACTCTTGGTTATTTAGTGGGATGAAAGGATTTAAAAAATAATATTATGGGAATATCGTCAAACAAACCTTTTAATAGACAATGTAATGTAAGAAAAGGTGCTGGTCCAGTTTATAATAAGTTTTGTCCCCCAACAGATAGAGCTAATAACAACAACACTAAAGTTAATGTTAAAGTTGTAAAAGAACCTTGTTTTGGGGAATACGATAACTTAGTTCAATATGTGTACGAAATAGACCTTACAGGTCATTTAGGTTATGTAGATTGTGACTATGTAGATTAAGTTTAATACGAATAACATTCACATTAATAAAGTGTCGGTTAACTTTATTAATAATATTTATAATATAAAAAACATTTTTTTAAATGGCAGAAGAAAATAAAAATTTAACGGTATACCAAAAACTCTTTTACCTTTTTGGTCAAGGTAATGGTGGTATAAAAGCCAATACCATATATAACAAATACGCTTTAGGTGATAGAGATTTAATTGTTACAAAGTCCAGAGAGGAGTTTGAGAAAGAAAAATTACAAAGACAACAACAAAAATACTTAGAAGGTCAATGGGCTAAAGTAGATAGTGAATTATATCAAAAAGCAATTTACTATGAAACTTCTAGGGTTGCCTCTTATATGGATTACGAGGCAATGGAGTTTACCCCTGAAATTGCTGTCGCTTTAGATATTATGTCAGAAGAATCTTGTACATTAAACGAACAAGGTAAAATTTTAAGTGTTTATTCTGATTCATCTAGAATTAAAAAAGTTTTAGAAGATTTATTCTTTAATGTAATGGACATCCACTCAAATTTACCGATGTGGACTAGAAATACATGTAAATACGGTGATAACTTTCTTTATTTAAAAATAGATTACAGGGATGGTATTGTTGGTTCTTCTCAATTAACAAATATTGATATTGAAAGAAAAGAAACAGGTGTATTCCCCTTCCAAGCTCAAAAAGAAGAAACAAAAGAAGAAACACAGAAAAAACAAGTTAAATTCTTTTGGAGAGATAAAACCATGGAGTTTAACGCTTGGGAAATAGCTCATTTTAGACTTTTAGGTGATGATAGAAAATTACCTTATGGTACTTCGGTATTAGAGAAAGTAAGGAGAATATGGAAACAACTTCTTTTAGCAGAAGACGCTATGTTAGTTTATCGTGTAACTAGAGCACCTGAAAGAAGAGTATTTAAAGTTTATGTAGGTAACATTGATGATAATGATGTTGAAGCTTACGTACAAAAAGTTGCTAATAAATTTAAAAGAACACAAAAAGCTGATAGTCAAACAGGTCAGGTAGATTTAAGATATAATACTTTGGCAGTTGACCAAGATTACTTTGTACCTGTAAGAGATGCTAACGCTTCTAGTCCAATTGAAACGTTGGCGGGTGCGTCTAACCTAGACCAAATTGCTGATATTCAATTTATCCAAAGAAAAATGGTTACAGCATTAAGAGTACCAAAAACTTTCTTAGGTTTTGATGATGCCGTTGGTGAGGGTGGTAATTTAGCTATGTTAGATATTAGATTTGCTAGGACCATAAATAGAATTCAACAGGCTATGGTTCAAGAGTTAAATAAAATAGCTATTATCCATTTATATATTTTAGGTTTTCACGATGAGTTAAATAATTTTAAACTAGTCCTTAACAATCCATCTACTCAAGGTGAAGTTCTTAAAGTTGAACAATGGAAAGAAAAAGTTTTATTGTATAAAGACCTTGTTAGTGCTGTTGATGGTGGAATTGCTCCAACATCACACACATGGGCTAAAAGAAATATCTTTAACTGGTCTAATGATGAAATCTTAGAAGATTTAGAACAACAAAGACTTGAAAGAGCGGCAGCCAAAGAACTTGAAAATACTGCTGAAATTATCAAAAACACAGGATTCTTTAAAAACGTTGATAAACTTTATGGTGAAATTCCTGTTAAATCAGATGAAACGGCTGGAACTGAAACTGGTGGTGAAGAATCTGGAGGCTTTGGAGGCGGTGAAGAAGCTGGAGGCTTTGGAGGCTTTGGAGGCGGTGAAGAAGCTGGAGGCTTTGGAGGTTTCGGAGGCGGTGAAGAAGCTGGAGGCGGTGAAGAAGCTGGAGGCGGTGAAGAAGTTGGTGGTTTTGGTGAAAGCTTTAGAGGTGATGAGAACGTAATTAATAAATTATTACTTGAAGGTAGAAAGAAAAATGAAGATATTTTAATGATGACTAAGGGTATAGATTTGTTACTTAATGAAGGTGATGATGAAATACTTGGTAGCTAAAGCATATTTATTTTAAAAATAAAATTATGAACTTTGGTACATTAAAAGATATATTCGTTGAGAAGTTAATAGAATCTTACATTTCTGAAGATAAATCAGGAAAAGACTTATATAAAAACTTCTTAAAAATACTTAAAGAAAACGAAACTCTTAGAACAACCTTTATTGTTTACAAGAATATCGAGGGTAAAACAATAAAAAGTGAAACAGCGGCTAATGAATATTTAAAAGAATCTATTTCTTTATTAGAAAATTTTAGAGGTGAAAAATCCATATCTACAGAATCAGAAAAATTAATTTATTTATTAGAAAAATATAATATTGATTTGAGTGGGGTTAAAACAAAAGGGTTACATGAAT